TTTTTTGTATCACAATTTTTGGTGTGCTAGATAATCCATGTCCAACTGTGCTTTGCCCTCCATCACCTGTCCATTGGACAATAGAAAATCCAGCAGTGGTATTCGCCTGAACAGTTGAGCTAATTGAACCATTAGAATTACTCGCAGTAGTTCCTCCGTTTGCTACCCAGTTCCAGCTTACATAAGATTCACCACTTGTATTAATTGACACATCATCTTCAATTTGTTGACCACCTTTTAAAAACTTTTGCAGACCATCAGTTGTTGTACTTTCGGCACCAGTTGTATTAGAATGTAAATCCTTTTGTCTGCCTCTTGAACTATCATATAACTGGTGATTGTCAGTACTATCCCTATTCTTCATCCACACCAATCCACTCACCCCTTTTGCAGTCTCTGGCAAGTTGTCTTGTTGTAAAGCCACAAAGCCAGTTGGTGGTGTGTAGTTCCAAGACTTTTGACCAAAGTTAGGAGTGTAACGTAAATCAGCAACAGTTGTTGAATTTTTAAATAAGGGAAAATAAGTTTGATCATCAACTAAAGGTTGTGCAGAACCAACAATGCTATTGTTTTTATAATAACTTATTTCATTATCGTCTAAATTTAATGCGATACTAATAACATCACCTGCTGTGAAAGTCGTGGAACTGCTAACATTAGTACCATTGTGAAAATAATAGCCACGACTATCTATGTAACTTGAAAATGGACTGGTTGTACTCCCTGGGTCAGAATTTAATCTAGACCACTCAGCAACTCCTACACCAGTCGCATAACCATTGGCAGATGAACCAGTGCCTGATAATGTTACTTCCCAATAATACTTACCTGAACTTGCACCAAGTGTGCCTAAAACATTTCCAGGATATGCATTGTTCATTTCTACATTAAGATTTCCTTCAGCAAAGGTCATGGACGAGTTAGAAGCTGTATTCATATCAATGATCGCATGATTCTGGGTAGGACTATCGGTGGTCTGGTCTCCAGCTACAAGACCTGAATTACTAAAATCATTCTCATTTCCACTGGTGTCGTCTCCAAGTGCACTTGACGATCCAAACTGTAATCTGAATCCATTGGTGCCGTAAGTGATGCCTGTTAATGCTTTGGGTATCCATCTGCCAGTTGATGTGTCCGTAAGTCCAAATGTGTCAGGTGTTAATGCTGAACCATCAACTTGATTAAATTCTGCAAGGTAACCATCAAAATCATAAGCACCACCAGTTGTGCTGCCTAGTCTAAATGTCGCTGAACTATAATTAAACTGAGTAGTGTCAGCAGAACCAGCATTTGTTTGTGATGAAAATGAAGTAATTCTATCTCCATCAACATAAAGTTTAACTCTATCGGCTGCTGTACTATCGTTAGTATTTACAGATAACATGATATGATACCATTTACTGGTATCTTCAAATGTTCTATTTGTTACATATAAATGACTAGAACCACTTCCAATTCTTGTGGCTATTGTATTATTTGTGTTAAATCTAATATACCCATCATTAGTTGATGAGCCATCATATGAAGTAAAAATATAATGAATGTTACCTGAATTAACATTTGCCCTTTTAACCCAAAATGAAATTGTTACTCTCGTCCTATCTCCAGCATCATTTGTCCTTGATAAATAAGCATTGTCAGCATCATTAAATATAACACTATTAGCAATCGTTCCATTATCTGTAAAAGGTACGAAACGTCCGACACGTTGCCCCCCGCCATTGCCTTCATACGTAGAAACGAAGAACTGTGTTTCGCCATTTGGTATTGTTGGTGTTGGCATGTTATTAACTCCCTAAATTAGTTGTATTGACTGCGACATACCCTGTTGGTGGGGTATAGGTAAATCCATTTGCACCCATATTAAATATTAATTTTGAACTGCTTGGTGAAGTATAAAGACTTGCACCTGGACCCAAAGGAGCACTTCCAGTATATGTTGCAAAGTGATTACCAGAATTTAATGCACTATTATTTTCATAAAAATAAAGTCTTTTGGTAGAACCATCATAAGCAACTCCATACACAGCACTAGCAGTAAATCCACCAGACCACGTTGGACTACCATTAGCTGTCCAATTAGCACCAGCATAAATATTTGAAGTAAATGTACTATATCCTAAACCATAGCCATCACCACCACCATTCAAAGTTGCACTTGCTGGGTTATTTGGATTATCTACACCTCCTATACCTAACATATTAACTGAACTACTGTTATCAGATGCAAGATATGTTATTTCCCAATAATATTTATTTGTATCACTTGGTAATATACCCATTGTTGGTAATACAAGTCTGTGAGTAGATTGTAAATTTGGTGGTGCGACTTCTAAATTACCATTTGTATAAGTACATCCATTATTTAACAATGGGTTCATCACACACCAGTTAGTTGTTGGTGAGTCAGACATCTGGTCGTTTGATGCAAGTCCACTTGTTGTGTAATCATTGCCTTGACCTGATTCATCATCTCCTAAATCAGAGCTATCTCTGCCATCAATTTTAAATCCATTTGTTCCATAACTGCCAGTGTATTCTTTTGGTATCCAGATTCCTTCACTTGTCGTTTCACCGAAATAGCTAGGGTCATAAGCTAAACCATCTAAATAATGTATTTCAGCCATATAACCATCAAGTCGTGTATTGGAATTACCACCTCTACTGCCAAGATAATGTACATCTGCACTCTTTCCTACATGACCTTCAGCACTTTGTGATGGATATGTTTCAGTAGCAAAGTCAGTTACTCTTTGACCGTTAATATACATTCGTTGTCTTTCACTTGA